GTGACCTCTGTTGACTATATGGTTGTTGGCGGTGGTGGTGCTGGTGGTGGTGCTGGAACCACTGAGCGTGGTGCTGGTGGCGGGGCCGGTGGTTATAGGACAGGAACGTCATTATCTGTTACGGAAGGAACTGAATACACTGTAACGGTTGGGGCTGGTGGAACGGGTGTATCAGCGGCAAGCGGAAATGCTGGATCAAGTTCTACATTTAGCACAATCACATCCGCTGGTGGCGGATATGGCGCTGGTAATGCTACTGTAGTCGGAGGCAACGGCGGTTCAGGTGGTGGCGGGGTTTATAGCGCAGGAGGTTCTGGAAACACGCCATCTACATCTCCATCTCAAGGAAATAACGGTGGGTCTGGTAGTTCTTCAGGTCCTGCTTATGGAACTGGTGGCGGGGGTGGTGCTGGCGGAACGGGAAGTAACGGAACTTCGACCGCTGGCGGTGCTGGAGGTAATGGCATTCAAGGACCGTCTTTTGCATCCGCATACGGTGGTGCTGGTCCTGGTGGTTCCCCATCAACAGGGTATTACTCAGGTGGTGGCGGCGGTAATTCTGGTTCTCCTGGGCCATCAGGAGCGGGTGGTTATGGTGGCGGTGGTGCGGCTGCTCCTGCTGGTACTTCAGCAAATGGCTCTCCTGGAACGACAAATTCTGGCGGTGGTGGCGGAGGCGCTGGTGGTTTTCCATATACCGGCGGCAACGGCGGCTCCGGCATTGTCATCATCAAAATAAACCAATAAGAGGTCAAATGGAAAACACGAAGGTCTACCGCTTCCTAGGCATTGATACGGCGATGCACATGCTTCGCCCCGGTGCTAAGTGGGAAATCACAAACAATCAATTCACACGCTGGGATGATCCACGCCCCTGTCCTTCAATGGATGAGGTTTACTGGGTGATGGACAAGATCAAAGAGTTTGAAGAGTCAATCCCTACGATGTGGCTTCCTGAGCAGTTAGAGGAAATGGGCATTAAGATGAAAGAGATTGAAGAGGCTATTCAATGAACTTGCATGGACTCTTCGCACAGCCTGTAGGCTTCTTTGATCTAAATCGTTCTCTTACTGAAGAAGAGTTGTTCGTACTAAAAGAGTTAGAACAACGTCCTAATATGGGTAATCGTACCAGTAAGGATAATTTTGTATTGAAGAACTCTACGATGACACCTCTTCGTAGCTGGATGGAAGATTGTTTAGGACAGTACTTCAAAGCCACTGTCAATCCTAAGCATGATGTTAACCTTCGTATCACACAGTCTTGGGTTAACTACAGTGAACCAGGACAATACCATCACAAACATGCTCATCCTAATTCATTTGTTAGTGGTGTGTTCTACATACAGACAAATGATACAGATAAGATTTACTTCTACAAAGACGGTTACCAACAGATTAAGTTTCCACCTCAAGAGTGGAACAGTTGGAATAGTGAATCATGGTGGTTTGAAGCCCTCACTGGTCGCCTAATCCTTTTCCCATCATCACTAACGCACATGGTTCCTACTGTAGAAGGTGATGATGTCCGTATATCCCTTAGTTTTAATACATTCCCAGTTGGTGTTGTCGGTGAAGAGATGGACCTTACTGGCTTAAGATTGGAGGCTTAGATGGCACACTTTGCCAAGATTGAGAATAACGTAGTTACTCAGGTTATCGTTGTAGACAACAAGGATACCGCTGATGCTAGTGGTGTTGAGAAAGAGCATATCGGTGCTGCTTTCTGTGAACGTCTACTAGGAGGTACTTGGAAGCAAACCAGCTATAACGGTAACTTCCGTAAGAACTATGCTGGTATTGGCTATAGCTTTGATGAGGCTAGGAATGCCTTTATCCCACCAAAGCCTACCGAAGATGCTGTATTAGATGAAGATACTTGTCAGTGGGTTGTAGTTGCTGCTGCCGATTCATTAAGTGGTGCTGACAGTGTAGCCTAATTATGGCTCTCCAGCACGTAGACGAACAAGTAAAGCAGATCGGTGATGCTGTATCTATCATCACTGTAGTAGGTGCATTAGCTAACATACTACCTGCTATCGCTGCAGTACTAACCATCGTATGGACAGCTATACGTATCTGGGAAACAGACACTATTCAGTCTATCTTCAAAAGGAATAAAACTAATGAAACAAAACCCAAAGAAGATTAAGAAGGTTATGGGAGAGTACAAAGAAGGAACACTCCATAGCGGTAAAGGTGGTCCTCTTGTTAAGTCTCGTAAGCAAGCAGTGGCGATTGCTTTATCTGAAGCAGGTATGGCTAAGAAAGGAAAGAAGAAATGAAACCATGTCCAGGATGCCCAACACCAGCAAAGTGTAAGAAGGCTGGTAAGTGTTTGATGAAAGCTAAAGAAGTAAAGCGTAAGAAATGAAGCAAGGTCTATACGCTAACATACACGCTAAACGTGAGCGTATTGCTGAAGGCTCCAAAGAGAAGATGAGGAAGCCTGGAAGCAAAGGTGCTCCTACAAACAAGGCTTTTAAGGAGGCAGCAAAAACTGCTAAGAAGAAATGAAAGATCCTCGCTTAGAAAGAGCAGGAGTGTCTGGATATAATCGCCCTAAAAAAACACCAGACCATCCTACTAAGAGCCACGTTGTTGTAGCAAAGGACGGTGATCAAGTTAAGACGATTCGTTTCGGTCAACAAGGTGTATCTGGTTCTCCTAAGAAAGAAGGAGAATCATCTTCTTATCGTAAACGTAGGGAATCCTTTAAAGCTCGTCATGCCCAGAATATCGCTAAAGGTAAGATGTCAGCGGCCTACTGGTCTGACAGAACTAAGTGGTGAAATAAATGGCTACAAGCTATCTAGATCTAGTTAATGCTGTATTGCTACGAGTACGAGAGCCTACTGTACAGACTGTATCTCAATCTTCTTATTCACAGTTGATTGGAGAGATGGTTAACGAAACTAAGAGAGAAGTTGAAGACTCTTGGAACTGGGCTATTCTACGTACAACTAAGACCATAACCACTTCAGCAACAGTCTATGGTTATGAGATCCCATCAACGAATCCACGAACAAAAGTATTAAGTGTTTATCTTCCCAGTGCTCACATGTATTTGGAGAAGGTCTCTGAAGATCGTATGAATACCTTATTGTTCGTAAACCCTACACAGGCTGGTAGACCTTACTACTATAGTTTTGGTAGTTCTACACCAAGCACTGGTGTCTTAACACTGAATGTATTCCCTATTCCTGATCAAGCTTATACCATCAAAGTAGAGTGTGTCGTACCACAGGAAGATCTTGTCAATGATTTAGACAACGCATGGTTGCCTAAGGATATGATTGTACAAGGCGCTTATCTTCGTGCTATCAATGAACGTGGTGAAGATGGTGGTAGGTTATCTGATCAGCAGTCAGAACTATATCGTAAGACTGTAGCTAACTATATCTCTATTGAAGCTGAACGCTTTAAAGATGAGATTACCTGGGATGCTGTATAATGGCAGATCAACTCAAAGCCATCAGTATTGTTGCTCCTGGCTTTGCTGGACTTAACACCCAAGACTCCTCTGTATCACTGACAAAAGACTATGCTCTTGTTGCTCAGAATGCAGTGATTGATCAATTCGGTCGTATCGCTGCTAGACGAGGATGGGATAATGTTAATACCGCTGCAGGGTTTAACAACACAGAACCATACGTTATCAAGCAAGTTATCAAGGATGACGGTACAACTGAGATCTTAAGTATCGGTGATAACAAGATCTATTCAGGTACAACGACGCTTACTCTGAAGTATACTGGTTCTACGTGGACAGCACAGGATTGGAAAGTCATTGACTTCAATGATATGACCTTCTTCTTCCAACGAGCACATGATCCTTTAGTGTATGACCATGTAGCTAATACTTATGGTCTTATGTCCGCTCATGCAGGCTATTCAGGTACTGTACCTTTAGCTAATGAAGTACTAGGTGCTTTTGGTCGCTTATGGGTTGCTGACACCACCAGTGATAAAGTTACCATCACTTGGTCAGATGCTTTAGCAGGCTTTAAATGGAGTGGAGGCTCTTCTGGATCAATTAACTTAGAGAGTCAATTCACTAACGGTACTGACAGCATCGTAGCACTAGCAGCCTTTAATGGCTTTCTCATTGCTTTCTGTAAGAAGTCTATTGTTATCTTCTCTGGTGCTGCAGAAGATCCTACAACTAACCTAAAGATTGTAGAAGTTATTGATGGTGTTGGTTGTATCAGTAGAGATTCAGTGCAGGATGTTGGCTCAGATATCTTCTTCCTTGCAGATACAGGTGTCCGAAGCCTTGGTCGTATCATCCAAGAGAAGTCAGCACCTTTGTTCGATATATCAAGGAATGTCAGAGATGACCTCATCTCTGATGTTATAGCTAACAATAATAACCCAGAGATCAAGTCCGTATACTATGAGAAAGATGGTTTCTATCTACTGACATTACCTACTCGTGGTATTACGTATTGCTTTGATCTAAAGAGTCGTCTACCTGATGGTTCTTGTAAAGCAACCACATGGACACTATCACCTAAGGCTTTATTTGCTACCAATGATAGACTTCTTTATCTTTCTCGTCCTGGCTACATTGGTGTGTATACAGGAAATAATGATAATGGTGCTGCCTTCCGATTCGCATACTACACTTCACACATCGATGCGGGATCAGCATTTATATTAAAGATCCTTAAGAAGATTGTGTTGTTGATCATCGGTGGTCAAGCTACTAATGTGTTCTTAAACTGGGGTGTTGACTATGGTAACTCATATCAATCAGCACAGATCCAGTTACCAGCACAGACTCGTGCTGAATACAACATCTCTGAGTATGACATCGCTGAATACAATGCTGGTATCTTAATCAATACGGTTAGACAACAAGTTAGTTCTACTGGTAGGGTGTTTCAGATCGGTATTGAAGCAGACATTAGAACTGACATCTTTTCTGTACAACAACTGGATGTATTCGTTAAATCTGGTAGGGTTATCTAATGAGTAACTATACGAAAACTGTTAACTTTGCTGCTAAGGATTCCCTACCTAGTGGAAACCCAGCAAAGATTATTAAAGGTACTGAGATCGATACGGAGTATAACAACATTGCTTCTGCTGTGCAGACTAAGTCTGACATAGCATCTCCTACGTTCACAGGCACTGTAACAATCCCAACACTCAATGTTACTACATCATTCACTGGTAACTTTGATGTTGATGGAGGAACATACTAATGAGCACTTCTCTTCGTGCTGGAGACTTCAGAGCCACTGAAGGTGATGAAGGTTTGTTTTCAATGGTGTTTAATCCAGCAGGGTCAACAACAACAACCCCTGTTGTAAGTACTACACCCACAGTCACTGTAGATCCTGCTAAAGCTGCCTTCGATGCTGCTACCAGCGACATCACTAACCTGTATCAGACACTACTACGTAGATCTCCAGACAAGCCTGGACTAGATTGGTGGGCTAGTAATGTCAGCAGCGGTAACGCTACACTGCAGGATGTAGCTAATCAGTTTAGGAACAGTGCTGAGTACAAAGTAGTTACTGCTTACAATGATGTCTTAGGTCGTTATCCTGAGCAGGCTGGTCTAGACTGGTGGGTTAAGCAGGCTACGGATCAGAACCTTACTGTAGATCAGTTAAAGAATGAACTAAGTAAGACTCCTGAATTGATAAGTAAACAGTTAGCACCATTACAGTCTCAGTGGGATGCTGAAGTAGCTAACCAAGAACAACCAGGAATACAGACTGATATCAAGGTAGGACAGATACAGTTTGGTGGTAACGAATGGGATGCTTATCGTACTCCTAATGGTAATCTGATTATTCAGAAACTTAATGCTGATCAGTCTGGTGTTGGTAAAGGACAGTACAAAGGTGACTTCTTAGATCCTACAACAGGTGAAGTAACTACTCGTATTGTAGATCGTAGTAAGATGCCTACCTATGGTAAAGTTATCATGGGTGGTTTGTTAGCACTTGCTGCAGCTAATCCTGGTTTGTTTGACTTAACTGCACCCGCTGCTGCTCTTCAGCCTGCTGCTGGAACTGCTGCTGACTTAGCATTCTTAGAGGCTAACGCTGGAGCTTTAGCTCCTGGTGCTGGTTTTACAGTACCACCTATAATACCTGAAGTACCTGTAATACCTACAACACCTCCTGTAGTTCCTGAAGCACCTCCTACAGTACCTCCTACAACACCCCCTGTAGTGCCTGAAACACCAACTGTACCTCCTACACCTACTACACCTACAGTACCTCCTGTAGTACCTCCTACAACACCCCCTGTAGTTCCTCCTGTAGTACCTCCTACAACACCCCCTGTAGTTCCTCCTGTAGTACCCACAGTGCCTACAGTACCAACAGTACCTACAGTACCCTCAGGTATAGAATCACTATTCTCTAATCTAGGTAGTTCTTTAACTAAAGGGTTTACTGATGTTGTAGGAACATTACTGACAGGTCTAACTAGTGGTAATGCTTCTAATGCTGTAGGTAATCTGATCACTGCTGGTGTAAACTATCAACAAGCTAAAGAGGCTGCTGATGCTTTGTTAGCTTCTGGTCAACTAAGCCAGCAACAGTACAACAACTTAGCTTCGAACATTCAAGGGCAGTATAACCAGTTAGCTACAACTACTGGACAGCAACTAGGTGAGTTTACTCCCTATGGTGTTACTACTAACCTGTTCGGACAAGGTGGACAAGCTATTCAGAATGCTGCAATGCAAGCAGCACAGCAATCTTTTAATCAAGCTGGTTTAACTAATGTTGATCAACTATCCCAAGATTATTACAATAAGCTATCTGCTTTGTCTGCTCCTGATAGTGCTCGTCAGCGACTAGCAACAGAGGAACGCTGACGT